TTAAGAGTTGACCAAACATCAAACTTCACCGGTAATGCAACTTTTGTACATGCAAATGCAACAGGGACTTTGACTGTCAATCAATTGGTCGGTACGGCAAACACAGCAATTTATAGTGAACTAGCAAGAATATCTGGTGATTCTCTTGCGTTTTCAATTGCGCTCGGATAAATAATAACATGTTAGTTTATTGCATTAAAAACATCATAAATAATAAAGAATATATTGGGTTGACTAAACGACCACTTGAACAGCGTTGGAAACAACACATCAGAGAATCGAATAGAGAAAATGGGTGGGAATGGAATACACCATTAGGTAATGCGATTAAAAAATACGGTAAAGATTCATTTCAAGTTTTTGTGTTAGAACATTGTAATTCTATTGATGAAATGAAACAAAAAGAGATTCAGTTGATTAAAGAAAGAAAATCTTTGGCGACTGAGAATGGTTATAATTTGACACTTGGTGGTGATGGTAGACTGGGATATAAATTATCTGAAGAAACTAAAAGAAAAATTGGTGAAGGTAATTTAGGCAAAGTTATGAGTGCTGATGCAAGAGAGAAAATGTCCGTTGCAGCTAAAAAAAGATGTGTGGGTAAACCGAGTCCAATGGAAGGTAAAAAACACACAATCGAATCAAAACAAAAAATAGTTTCTTTTTTAACTGGAAGAAAACAGTCGGAAGAAACAAAAAGAAAACGGTCAGAAAGCATGAAAGCATTCTTTCTAAATAAATCATAGGATAAATTAAAAGATGGCTAATAATTTTAAATCAAATTTAGCGGCAAACATTGTAACAACTGGAAATTCAGTTTACACTTGCCCGTCCGCTACACAGACAACTCTAATCGGTATGACTTTATCCAATAAGTCTGCTGGTACTGTTACAGCAAATGTGTACATAACACGCTCAGCAGTAGACTATTCTATCATATCTAACGCACCTATTTTATCGGGGTCGACATTAGTCCCAATCGGCGGCGACCAAAAAGTAGTTCTTCAAGCATCTGATATTATCAAGGTAACATCCAGTGCTAATGGTTCGATAGATACGGTAGTTTCACTTTTGGAAATCGCATAACATGGCACTTACTAGAATTCAAGGCGGTTTAGTTGGTACTGGCGGCTCAGGTAACACAGCCGTTCAACTTGGTACTGCCATCGTTGAAAGTTCTAACACAGTATATTCAAACTATACATTGACTGCGGGTAACAATGGTTACTCTGTTGGTCCAGTTACGATTCTAACTGGCAAGTCAATCACAGTACCGACAGGTCAGAAATGGGTGGTTCTATAAAATGGCATTGATTAATACAACAACCACAGGTGTTCTTGGTTCAACATTTTATGGTGATGGTGCAGGTCCATTAACTGTTCAACAAAATGGTGTTCAAGTTGCAAAATTGGCCAATCAGCCAATGTTTTCGGCATATTTTACTGGAACAAGTTCTGGACAAGCTCTTATACATGCTACTTTTACAAATGTTACATTTAATGTAATTGAATATGATACTGCAAACTGTTATAACACATCAACATATAGATGGACACCAAATGTTGCAGGTTATTATTTTATACAAGCTTGTTGTTATGTTCAATTTTCTTCTGTTACGGGACAAATTTTACTTGCTTTGAATAAAAATAATGCAAACTACAAATATGGCAATTATAGTTATGCAAATTCAACTTATACAGATACATCAAGTTTGGTCCAAACAATGGTATATTTAAACGGTACAACTGATTATGTTAGTGTTCAAGCATATCAGAATACTGGATCGACAAAATATCTTTATGGATCACTAAATCATAGTTACTTTAGTGGTTGTTTAGTTAAGGCAGAATAATGCAATTATACGATAAAATTATTTCTTTATATCCACAATTAAAAGTGGAAGATTTTGGTCCAACAGGAACAATTCGTCTACAAAACGATAGTGATGGAAAAGGCGACTACATAGCAAAGTGGGAACATCCAACACTTGCACAACCAACAAAGGAACAGTTAGATGGCATTAGTTCTTGACGGAAACGGAACCATGACCGTTGGTAATGGTGACATTACCGGATTGGTTGCAGGTGCATTACCTTCTACTGTGATTGGTGCTGGTGCGGTGTTGCAAGTTGTCAATACGACCTATACATCAACATTCTCTCAGTCGATTACAACTAGAGCAAAATTAAATAATATTTCGGCAAGTATTACTCCAACAAGCGCATCAAGTAAAATTTTGATTATGTGTGGTATATTTTTTGAAGGTGGGACGAATGACCACAACTGGCATTTCTTTTTGTATAGAGATTCTACTGACATTTCGTCTCCAAGTCCTGGTTCAAGAAGTGCAGCTATTGCAATGGCAGGCGTTGGATATTTTGATGTTGACAATGATTCCACTCCAGCAATGGTAAATTTTCATTATTTTGATTCTCCATCTACTACAAGCACAATCACATATGCTCCAGGAGTAGGAAATACTGACACAACTAAAACAATTTATATTAATAGAACTGTGACCGATTCTGATAGTAATGGATATGAACGAGGAATAAGTTCCATTACACTTATGGAGATTGCAGCATGATTCATAAAGCAATATACAGTTTATATCCAAATGCAACATACATCAATGAAGATTCTCAGGCATTTGATGCACAAGGTAATCTTATTGAATTGAACATGACTGCGGTAAATGCTGAAGTTGCACGACTACAAGCAGATTATGCTGCCAAAGAATATCAAAGAGACCGTGCCAAAGAATATCCTTCCATTGCAGACCAACTAGATACTCTATATCATAGTGGTCTTGATGCATGGAAAGCACAGATTAAAACAGTTAAAGACAAATATCCAAAGGCATAACAAATGAGTGTATCATACGGTGGCGATAGTATAACATTTGGAGATAGTTCAGTACAGTCAAGTGGCTTTACTGGATTTAAAAATAAAATTATCAACGGTGCAATGGTAATAAATCAAAGAGCAACAACTCTTACTGATAGTGGTTATATTACAGATAGATGGGCGTATAATGCTGGTGCAGCAAGTAAAGCATCAATAGCACAATCTTCAACCGCACCCGCTGGTACGGGGTTTACTAATTCTTTATTGGTGACTTCTTCTACGGCACTTTCTGTTGGCGCATCAGATGTGCATCTACTTGAACATAGATTTGAAGGTTACAATGTATGCGATTTAGGTTTTGGTGCTGCAGGTGCTGCAACCGTAACATTATCATTTTGGATTCGTTCAAGTTTAACTGGCACATTTAGTGGTGCGTTAGGTAATGCTGGACCCGATAGAAGTTATCCTTTTAGTTATACAATTGATGCTGCAGATACTTGGGAAAAGAAAACAATAACTATTCCTGGTGATACAACAGGAACTTGGGCTAAAACAAATACAACAGCATTTAGACTTTGTTTTGCACTCGCAGTTGGTTCAAATTATGTTGGCACTGCTAATGCTTGGACTGGTTCCTCTAATATATTTGGTGTGACAGGTGCAAAAAATTTATTAGCAACAAACGCTGCTACTTGGTATATTACTGGTGTTCAATTGGAAAGAGGTTCAACTGCATCATCTTTTGAATACCGCTCATATGGTACTGAGTTGGCTTTGTGTCAGAGGTATTTTTACATGCACGCCAACCATTCTTGGTTTAATGCTAATGCAAATATTGGAACAGGGTTTTATTATAATTCAACTTCAATTATGGGAATTGTTAACTTTCCAGTTCCTTTAAGAACACAACCAACACTTTATTCTTCAAGTGGTACGAATTATTTTGCGATTCAAAGAGAAGGAACAACCGATGGATTTAATGATTTTACATTAAGTACCACTACATACAATACTGCAAAAATTACTCAAAGTTCAAATGTTAGTGGTGTTGCAGGTGTTTGTGGCCAACTTCAAACGGAAACAAATGGTTACTTAGGATTTTCAGCGGAGTTATGACAATGTATGAATTAATAAAAGATATCGCTTCTAATAGTATAATTTGCGTAAGCATCAAAAAAGGGAATTTAAGAATTTCTTTTCCATTTGCGCCTGATAATACCGACTATCAAAATTTCAAAAAAGAAATTAACGAAGAAACTGCACAACTACAAGATGCAGATGGTAACACAATGACTTCTTCAGAAGCCAAAGCTTTTGTCGCAACTCTTTCTTAAAGAGACTAAATACAATCATGGCATACTTAGGCACCACATCATCCATTTACGACCCAACAAGAACTATTGCTTCTCCAAGAGATGCAGATAGATTCTCTGGTAACGGTTCGACTACAGTATTCACATTAACTCGGTCAGTTCAAAAAGAAGTTGACCTTGATGTTTATGTTGAGAATGTATCACAAGAACCAATCACCGCATACTCCGTATCTGGTACAACACTAACATTCACCGGTGCACCTCCATCAGGTACTAATAACATCTATGTTGTTTATCGCAACTTTGATTCTGGCGCACAAGTATATGTTGCAGATGGTTCTATCACCTATGCAAAGTTAGCAAACAACATAAGAATCTTTACAACCGATAACTTAACACCAAACGGCAATAACACAGTCTTTACTTTGACTGAACCTCCTGCTGATGCAAACACAGTTATGGTTACAGTTGATGGTGTAGTGCAAAGAGCACCAGTACACTATACAACTACAGGCAACACAATCACTTTTACTTCTAGTCCACCAGCGGGTGCTAATGTTCATGTGAGACATTTGGGTTTTAGAACTACACAGTCAATTACAGCAATACCTGCTAATACAACAATTAGTCAACCAGTAATATTAAATCCAACAATCACAGGTAACACTACGATTGCAGGAAGTATTCTTCCATCCGCAAACACCACATATGATTTAGGTTCTGCAGCATTACGCTGGTCAAACATCTATACTGGTGACTTACACTTGTCTAACGAAGGCAAGTCAGATGGTAACATGGTAGACGGAACAAAAGGTAACTGGACTGTCCAAGAGGGAGAACAGAGTTTGTTTTTAATCAATAATAAAACTGGTAAGAAATATCGTTTTGCCATTGAGGAGATTCAATAATGGCACTAATAGGAACAATTAATTCTGGTAATAATTTAACTTTTAAAAATAAACTTATTAACGGAAACTTTGATTTTTGGCAAAGACTGACAACAGGAACTGCAACAGCTATTTGGGAAGTTAAAACTGCTGACCGCTGGGGTGGGCATTTTGATTCTGGTGCTGCTGGCGTTTATTCAAGAAGCACTAATGTACCAGATTCTGCATCAACATATTCAATGAGAATGACTGGCGCTTCTGGCGGTACTTCTGCATATTTGGATCAAAGAGTTGAAGCTCGTGAGATGCGTGAAATTATTGCCAAAGGCGCAGTAACAGTAAGTGGTTGGGTGAGAAGAGTTGGTAGCCCAACGGCTACACTCAGCATGAATTTAATTTGCCCAACTGCATCAGACAACTACTCAAGTTATACAACTCATGGTGCTGTGTTTACTGTAAATAATACAATTACAGGAAATGCAAGTGCTGGTGGTAGCGCTATGACATTGACTGATAATAGCACTTGGTATTATTTTACTATGACTGATACTTCTATTGCAAGTAGAACAAATATTGCCAATGGCGCACAATTTTATTTTGCAATTGGTGGTATGGATGCAAACACAAAGTATTTTGAATTTGCAAGAATCCAAGTAGAAGCTGGTACTGTGGCAACACCATTCGAATTTAGACCACCAGCTGTAGAATTAACAATGTGTCAAAGATATTATGAAAAATCTTGGCAACAAGATTTAAGTATAGGTAGTGCTCACGGTACTCAAGTAAATCTGCGTATTAGCGCTAGTGCAGGTTTTACTAATTATCTGATAGCTTCTTCTACATGTAAAGTAACAAAACGAACAACAAGTCCAACAATGATTATTTATGATAGTTCAGGTAATGCTGGAAAAATTAATATTAATGATAGTATTTCAGATCCAAATAATATAACACCAAGTGGTTATGGTGCTATTAGTGATTATGGTGTGTCGGCAGTTCACAATGCATCAATTAATGGTATTGGTTACGCTTGGTCATTAAATGCTGAACTTTAAGGATAAATTATGTCATATCAACAAGTAAAAATTGAATTAAAAGATGAAATTGATAGCACCAAGATAAAAAGATTATCAGATGGTGCTATGATACCAGCAGATGAAAATAATATTGATTATCGAGCATATTTAAAATGGCTTGGTGGTTACGAAGCGCAATTCAATTCCCAAACACATCAAATCGATTGGGTCAAAACATCCAATGGTAATACACCCATTCCCGCTGACGAATAAATAAAAGTTTAAGAGAATATAAATGCCAATTCAAACAGCAGCAGATAGTATTAGTAATAGTGCGGGTTCACCGTACGGATTTAAGAACCGTATTATAAACGGTGCCATGGCAATTGACCAGAGAAATGCGGGGGCTAGTATCACGCCGGCAGAAAATGCATATACGATTGATAGATGGAGATTTCCTGCCGCCCAAGCATCCAAGTTCACTTTGCAACAAAATGCAGGATCAGTAACACCACCAGCCGGATTTAAAAATTATCTTGGTTTAACTTCCACTTCTTCTTATTCACTTCTAGTGGGAGATTTTTTTGGTATAAATCAATTCGTTGAAGCTAATAATACAGCAGATTTAGATTGGGGAACTGCAAACGCAAAAACAGTAACTTTATCTTTTTGGGTTCGTAGTTCTTTGACTGGAACATTTGGTGGGGGAATTAGAACTGGTGATGGTTCAAATTATTCATATCCTTTTTCC